GACAAGTTCACCGTGGAAAATAGCGGCACTCCGGTCTATGCTCTCGGCCTGGCCGACAAGACCAACACGGGGCAGGCGATGATTTTCACTGTCATCGAGTTGACCGATGCGACGCATATCAAGGTTTATCCGAAGCCTATCGCCACAGACGACAGCAGCCTGTCAACCCTGGAAAAGGCTTATGCCAACGTTGACACCACAATTCTGAACGCGGCCACCATCACCCGCCTGAACACCGACACCACGAACAAGGTCAATGTGTTCTTCGACAAGATGGCGATTGAAGTCATCGGCGGTACCATTCCGGCTGAACTGTTCAGCCAGTTTGCGGGGTCAAAGGTTATGACCGACACCATGAGCAACGGCCTCAAGGTGTACATGCTCTATGATGGCAATATCGCCACAATGACATTCAGGTTCAGGTTGTTCACCTGGTTCGGAATTACCGTCGCCCAGCCGCAGAACTGCGGTTGTGCCGTTACCTACTGATAACTGATAACGAAGGGGGCTTCGGCCCCTTTCTTTTAAAAGGAGATTGAAAATGTCCAGAATTTTGAGACTCGGTGAGATCTATCACCAGAACGATTCAGACACCACGGAAGATCTGGCAACCACCGTCGCCGCTGACGTGCTGGCCATCCCGGTAACGCATGCTTATGTGGCCAAAACAACCGGGGGCGACGCCGAGGCGCTTACCCTGGCGAACGGCACACCCGGCCAGATGCTTGTTATTCACCTTACCACGGACGGCGGCGGCGATGGCACCCTGACCCCGACCACAAAAACAGGCTTTACGACCATTGTCTTTGCTGACGCCGGCGACCAAGCCGTCCTGCTTTACGTTGACGATACCATCGGGTGGATTTTGCTGGCCTACAAGGGCTTGACTTCTCCGCCCGTAACCACCTAAGATAGGTGACAAAATGGGTAAATGTACCACTCTCAACATAACCGCAACAGCGGTGGCGGCTTTGCTTAGCGTGACCGCCGGAACTGCTGCTGCATCAAAGGCGCTGGTTCTGGATGCAAATTTAGATGTCGGGTCGATTCGGACCATGACGTTTACCGGAACCGCGACTTCAATATCCGTAACCGCTGGAACCCAGGGATACCCGGCAATCTATGTGCGCGATGGGTCGCTGAAGATCCACAAACACACAGCGACCACAGACACATACTGCGCCGAGTTCAAATTCAACTATCAGGGAGCGACGGCTCAATCTTTTGGGCTTGACTGCACCTGTGAAATCGAGCCCGGCGGAGACACCCCGGCCAACCGGACAGCGGGAGGGCTTCGCGCTGTTCAGGGCGTTGCCCGCGTTGGCTCCGGCTTCACGCTTACCGGAGGCGGGGATTCAGGCGTTTATGGCCAGTTCTGCAACAACGGAACAATAAACGGCACCGTCTACCCGTCCGCTGGGTACATGCTGATAGAAAACGGTGGGACTTGGACCGAAGTCGGAGTACTTTCCGCGATGTGGCTTGACTCCCACCTGAACAAGACTATCAGTGCAGGGGCAAGCTATTTCCTGAATATCACCAACAATGGTGAGAGCACCCCTACTGCATTCGACGCGGCTGTCCATGTGTACGCAGGGAACGCAATCACCAACCTGCTGAAGATTGACACGGCATCCGGAATGGTCTCCGCCAACACCGTTGGAGACGCCACCTTTGCCAACTGGAAAACGATAAAGGTTGATCTCGATGGCACGGCGCACTATTTGATCGCGGCCCAGGCGATCACTGGTTAATAATTACCTTGGCGGATAGGGACTATAGCCCGAAAAGTCGAACCCGGAGACCTGCCGCCATTTTTTACCGGGGAATAACGGGTGAAATATGAAATTGAACGTATCGGAAAGACTGGCAGTCTTGGAGTTGCTCCCGACATCAGGGTCTTTTCTCAACTTGAAATTGGTCAGGGAAGCGCGAGAAGAGCTTTCGTTTACGGAAGAAGAGACCCAGAAGCTTGAATTTGTTACCGATGCCGCAACCAATACCGTGCGGTGGGTTGGAGACATAGAGCGTGAATTCACCTTCGGCCCTACCATTATCGGGATGGTTTCCGAAACCCTCGCCGCCCGCGACAAGAAAGAATTGCTTGAATTTCGGCATCTGAGCATTTACCCAAAATTTATTGCAGGAGAAAAATAATGGCAATAATCCTTTTCAAGAAAGGCACCGGGCAGCCGGTGAAAATGAATGAATTCGGATTCGAGCACAGTATCGCATCCGGCAATTATTTCCTCACCAAGGACGAAGCGATCAACGCCGGAAGGATTCCCGCGGCCCCGCCGGTTGAGTTCCCTTTTTCTACCCCCCCGCTTTCAGCTGCCGGACATGAAAATCCGGCAGAGTTCACATTTTCAGCGCCCAATCCGCTGGCGGATCACGGCCATGAAGACATGGAAACTGAAGACGAAATACGCCTGCGGGCGAAAGAGGCCGGGATCAAGCAGTGGTGGACAAAAAAAACCGAGAACCTTCTGAAGGAGATGGCCGGTGACAACGAAAGTTGATATCATCAACGGCGCATTTTCAGAGCTGCGCATTTCCGGGTTGACCGTTATTCCTTCCCCAGAAGACCTTGACCTTGCCCTTGCCAAGCTCGAAGATATGGCGGCAGAGTTCGAGGCGAACAACATCTGCACCGGGTATGCCTTCGAGGAAACCCCAGACCTGAACACGCCGCACAACATGCAGCGCAAATTCTGGCACGGGTACCAGGTATGCTTGGCCGTCCGGCTGCTGGACAACTTCGGGAAGCAGCCCACCGCCTCACTTGTCACCAGGTCACAAGCGGCCTTTTCTTTTCTGTCCGCCAGAACGGCGCCAATGAAGCGCACGCTTTACCCGGCGCGGCAGCCGGTTGGATCGAAAAACAGATTCGGCGGTATTGAAAACTTCTATGGCCACGTTTCAGAAGCCCCGCTTGGATGCGCAACCAATGAGATGTTTATCGGCGACATTGACAATTTCGCAGAAGATTTTACCGCCTGGCTTGTTCTCGGGGAAACGATCAGCTCTTATACCATCACGGCCAATGACGGCCTGACGGTTGTCTCCGACTCCAACACTGACACGCAGGTAATTTATCAGATCAAGGCAGACGGCACGGACGGAGAGACATCGGATGCCCTTCTGCAGGTGAAAATTGTTGTCACTTCTTCGGCGGCCCGTGTGGCCACCAGAATCGTCAACTTTAAACTGAACAGTGCCGAGATATGAAAGTCAACCTGATCAAAGGCGACAAGGTAGATCCAAACACCGACTACCGCGACGCGCTGCCGATCAACATGTATTCGGTCAAAAAGGAAATACTCGAGGCCAACGGGTACATGCTTTGCTATCCTGGCCTGAAATCTTTTGCCACTGGATCAGGGAAAGACAGGGGAGGAGTTTACAACGAAAGAAGGGGCGGCCTTTATCGCGTATCGGGCGGCAAGCTGATCAGCCTTTCAAGCTCAGGAGCGGCGCATGAGGTGGGCGACATCTCCGGGACGGATCAGGCCGCAATGCCGTACAGCTTCAACACGCAGGCCGTAATTGCTGATGGGAAAATGTGGCTTTGCGATGGCTCCACTGTTACCCAGGTAACAGGCGGCGGAATAGGAAGCCCGATTGATGGTGTCTGGATCGACGGATATTATTTTCTGACCGATGGCGAATACCTCTATCACACGGAGCTTACCGACGAATCCTCAATAAATGCCCTGAGCTATGCCACGGCCGAGTTTATGCCTGATCCATCTCTCGGTCTCGGAAAAACGCAGGATAACAAGGTTATCGTTTTCGGTCGCTACACCATGGAGTATTTTGTCAATGTTGCCACTCAATACTTTGCGTTCAAGCGGATCGAGACCAGGGCGCAGAAAATCGGCATTGTTGCCACTCATGCAAAATGCGAACTCGGCGGGAAATGGTATATTGTCGGAGGAAGGAAAGAGGAATCTGTTTCTGTCCATGCCATAGGGCTTGGAGATTCAGAAAAAATAGCTTCGCGGGAAATTGACAAGATTATTTCCAAATACAGCGAAGCGGAGATGGTGGACATCAGGGTTGAGGGAAGAACAGAGGACGGAGCTTCATTTATCTTGATCCATCTTCCCCGCGAAACGCTTCTTTTTAACCTGAACATCGCGCAAGCTTTCGGGCTCGATTTTGCCTGGTCCCTGTTAAAGTCAGGGAAATACGAGAATGTACCGCACCGGGCAATCAATGGTGTCTTTGATCCACGTAGTTCAAAGTGGATATTCGGGGACCGCCAAGGCGCCCAGATATGCGAGCTTGACAACACGAGTTTTGCCCAGTACGGGGAAGATTCCGAATGGTATATTTTCCCACCGTTCGTCAAGCTTGAAACGCTGTCCATCGACCAGATTGCGATGGAAACCATACCAGGGCACACGGCGCTTTTAGATGCCAAGGTTGCCATTTCATGCACATTCAACGGGCTCACATATGGGAAAGAATGGTGGATGAATTACGGGCAGCCAACTGAATATTCTCAGCGTTTTATTGTCCGCAGGCTTGGTTATGTTCCCGACTGGATAGGGTTTAGGTTCAGGGGGTTGACGAAATCAAGAATGTCATTTGCAAACTTTGAAATAATGGCGAGCTGATGCCTACCGTTACCACACAAGAAGAGCTGAAGGGGTTTTATTTCAGCGCCGCTGAACTGAAGGCATTGACCGACTGGCCCGACGCCCTGATCGAAGATTATTTGACCATCTCTGAAAATATCATCAACATCGTGAACAAGATCGATGCGACGATAGATGACATGCAGGACGTTGCCCCTCTTGCCGCATCGGTAAACAGAATCAAGGCCCAGCATAATTTTCTTTTAAAAACCAGGGCTGACATCTCTTCTCTGGTAGCTTCAGTGAACAGGATCAAAGCGCAGCATGACCGGTTGTCAAAATCACGGCTTGATACCGCGGATCTTGTTGCATCGGTAAACCGGCTAAATGGCTTGGTGGGAAAGGCCGTAAGTCGCCTTATGGATATCGAGCAGACAAGCCGTGCACCCGTGAGGAAAATGGGCATTGACAGATTTCCGAATATGGTTTCAATATTACCGAATGGACACCTCAGGATAGGTTCTGCAACCGGGGAGAATTTTCTTGAGGTGGAGATTGACGGGACGGTGCGCTTTGTTGGGAATGCTACTGCCTGGAAAGATATCATGTTCCCGCAGGCCCCCCCTAAAACAACAGGAGTAGGAAACCCCTCTCTCGTAACTTGGAATGGCAACCAGCGGGGATATTCTTATGCGGTTGGCGATGCAAACGACTTTGATCCGCAAGAAATTGAACATGACGCCCTGGTAGGGTCAACAGCAACTTGGCATGTTCATTTTATCACCAGAGACAACGAAACGGAAAGGACTGTAAAATACGAATTGGAATATGCGATAGAGCCAGCCGCAGGAGCCGTTCCAGCTCCAACCACGATTTCGGCAGAGTTTGTTATCCCAGCCAATACGACTGTCAACACTCCGTTTCGGGAGAACTTGGGAACTTTTGTAATTCCTGGCATTGCCAGATTGGCCTATGCCAGATTGGCCAGGATAGCATCAAGCGGCACAGAGCCGACCTCTGACCCGGTCATTGGCGGGATTCATTTTCACTACGAGATTGATACTCTTGGCAGCAGGCAGATAACCACAAAATAGGAAGGTAAAAAATGTCTATTTTCGGAAACATAGGACTTGGGGTTACAGCAATTGCGGCCGCCGACACTTCCTTGATCGTCCCGGCGGATCCGGTCGAACGTCTGGTGATTTCCGCTTTCTCAATCCACAGCGATGGATCGGCCGGCGCCACAAGAACGGTCGAGCTTTTTTTGTCCGCTGACACCACATCCGCAGCCGGTGACAGGGTGGCTTATTACAGCGTCCCAAACAACGGAAGCGTGGAAGTCATTGAGCTGATCGGCCAGGGCCTGGAAGTGGGCGAAAACATCATCGGGAAGGCCAGTGGCACCGGGCTCAATGCCCACATCACCGTAACAAATTATGACGGCGGAAGCTGATAAAGGGGGGAGGCGAAATGGGTTTTTTCGACTTTGTAGGGGACATTCTCAGCCCTGTGACCGACATTATTGGAGGTGTTCTCGGTAATGAATCGGCAGAAGATGCTTCCGATGCTGCGAGAAATGCGGCAAATGTCCAGGTAAACTCACAGCTTGAGGCGCTTAATTACCTGAAAGAAATTGAAAAAATTCCTCAACAATTTCGGCAAGAAGCTCTTAAAAAAATCGGCGGTCTGTATGGCCTTGAAGGTGGAGAAGGAAGTCAGCAGCAGCTCATCAACAGGGCGATGAAGTCCCCTCTGTATTCTGCCATTATGTCCGGTCGAAATGAAGGGGAAGCTGGCATCCTCAGAAACGCCTCAGCGACCGGCGGCCTTCGTTCCGGAAATGTCCAAGGAGCTCTTTACGATTACAATGTTGACCTGAAGACCAAGGCCCTCCTTGATTCGTACAATAACGAGTTGTCCGGCCTTCAGGGGCTGGCCAGTCTGCCGAGCAATGCAAACCAGATCGCAGCCGCTACAACCGGCATAGGTAAAACTCAAGCCCAAGGAATAACGGCATCTTCCCAGATTGAGCAAGAGGGGAATGAAAATTTTTTAAGCTCTATTTTGCCATCTTCAGCAAGCATCCTCGGCGGTCTTTCTCGCATATTTATTTAAGGTGAAAAAAAATGGATAACCCTTTTTATATTCAACCGGCTTCCCCTCTTCCTGGCATTAAAGAGTTTAATAGTCGCCTTGAATTTGAGAGAGGAAGGACGGAGGATGCGAGAAAAAAAGAAGTACGCAAAAAAGTTTCCGACATAATAAAAAATGGCAACCCTGAAGAAATTGCGGAAATCGTGACAAATGAACCATGGATAACTGGTGAAATTGGCAAGAGTAACGATTTATTGAAAGATATTTCCCTTGAAAACGCCAAGCGCATACTTTCCGGGGATATTTCTCCTGGCCAGGGATTTATAAATATCGCCGAAGAAGAAGCAAAAAACGGGCAGGACATATCAAAAGCTATTCCAAAAATCAAAGATGCCCAGCGCGATCCTGAATCTGCGAAGGCTTGGGCTGAAAAATACATTGCATTGCATGATCCTGACGCATGGAAAGAATACAGAAAATCACAAGGAAAAACTGAAGAAGAAAAACCGCCATCGGGTTATAGGTACAAAGAAGATGGAACGCTTGAGGCTATTCCCGGCGGCCCTGCAACTGGCGAGAGAGCTCCTAAAGGTTATTATTGGGAAGAAAAGAATAAGCTTGCGCCAATTCCTGGCGGGCCGGCCGATAAGAAAAATAAATCAGACGAATCATCGTTGGAAATCGGATACCGCACATACCTCAGCGCCAACAATAAACAAAACTCACCAGAAAGTTATGCCGCATACCAGAAAAACCAGGCAGCTCAAAAAAAGGAGATGCAAAAGGCCACTGTTACCAGGCCATATATGGCGGAGCTTATGTCCCAGGGGTATATCCCCTCAACTCGCGTAACTGGACCAATGCTCGATGCTTATGAGGCAGCAGCAGCAAAAGCAGCGGAAAACGGCAAGCCACTAACCGTCGAAGATTTAAGGGACATGGAATTTCAGGCAGTTAAAAATCGGGCCACTGGTCAGTCAGCAGGAAGCAGGTTAACAATCCAAAGAAAGCAGAACATCGAAGCCGCCTATGGTCTGCTGGACGATTTGAAAGCTACATCTAAAAAGCTGGACTATTCCCCTGCAAAGTTTGTTGCCGAAATTGATAGATTTATAAAAGGTCAATCTAACGATCCTATTTTGACAGAGTACATGACGCAACGGGCCGATGCCCTTTTTGTCCTTGGTAATGCCCTTAAGCAAAACGGGCTGACGGATAAATCAATCGAAGTTGAGGAAGAAGCGGCAACACCAACACTCTCACCGCAAGCATTTGAAGCATGGTACAACACGCAATTAAGGGCACTGAACCGGGCTGCAAAGGAAATGAACACCGATTATAAATATGGTATTCCTACCGTGCCGACTGTACCGGCCGGGAAAGGCGGAGCAGGGCCGGCCACCGATACCGGCGGAACTCCACCGGCCGCCGGATGGAGCATCAAGAGGGTTGAATAATGGCAAAATATGAACTCACCTCACCAGAAGGGCAGAAGTTTGAAATAACTGCGCCCGATGACGCCACCGAGGCGCAGGTGATGGAGTATTTTCAGCAGAGCCAGGAATCATCCGGTGGATCAGCAAATGGAGCCATAACCCCGGACATGCCGGCTGTGGGAGAGTTCCAGGGCGATCCTGATGAAGTGCAGCGGGAAATTGACGGAATGCCAGACCCAACAATGAAAGGGTTGGCGCAAAAGGCATTTGATCAGCAGTATGGTGGATCATCCGGAGCCCCTGGCAAAGACTATTCAGAAACGGTTTCCCAATATCACGCCGGCACGCTGGGTGAACGGCAAAAAGCCATTGTTGATGAGCTGGCGAAGCGCGGAGAGATAGAGCTTGGCCTCCGGTCTGAACGAACCCAAACACGGCAAGACGCCATGAAAAAAATTGCTGAAGATGTCGGACCCCTTCAGGCTTTTCTAATTGGAGCTGGCCGAGGTTTCTATAATATCGGTCGCGGGGTCGGCTTGGTAGACCCTGCAGACCAGACAGAAGAAGAGGCCATGACGGCCTTGAAAAAAGAACGGCCGATAACAACCACAGCGGGAGAAATAACCGGTGAAGCAGCTCCTTTTCTTGTTCCTGGTACTGCAGCAAGTAGTGTCGCATCTGTTCCTCTTCGTGTTTTGGCTTCCGGGGCAGTTGGGGCAGCGGAGGGTGGAATACTCGAAAGAGGGCAAGGCGGAGAAGGGATTGTTGGCGCTGGCATGGGAGCGGGTATATCCATGGGCGCTGAAATTCTTTTCCCTGTGCTTGGTCGCCTTGGCCGTAAAATATTTCAAAAAGTGACAGGGAAAGTCCCAAAAGGTGCGATGCTGAACGCCGCCGGAAAGCCGACACCGGAATTGAAAGAAGCTCTCGACAAAGCGGGGATGTCCTTTGATGACCTCACCGACGATGCAATAGAACTTCTTGGAAAGCAAAAACCTGGGGCAGATCCGGAACAGGCGGCGAGAGCTGCAATGTTCAAAAGTGCGGGTGTTCCGGCAACAAAGGGAGAAGTGACAAAAAACTTTGAGCAGCTTGCGACAGAGCAAAGACTTTTAGAATCGTCTGCCGACACCGCAGCAGAACCATTTCGGCAGTTCAAGTTGAAGCAGAGCGAAGCAATCAAGAAATCACTGCGGGACAATCTCGGGTTCGACCCTGATGTTGAAGAAACGGGGCAGATAATTAAGGATTCTCTTGAAGGTAGAAAAAAACTTCTCCGGACACAAAAAAATGATCTTTATCAAATTGCTTCCGAGAACGCAAAAAAAATTGGTGGAATCCCAATTTTCACGGATAATCTGAAAGATGCCATTCCTGATGCCGATCTATTTGAAGATTTATCGATAACGGCTCCATGGGCAATGAAATCGCTCGATCAGATTCTGACAAAATACGGCATAAAGGAACCTTCTGAAGAAGCGACTAAAAAAGGATTTTCGCCTGATTACGTCTGGTCTTTGTTGAAATCGGGGAAATACGCTTCTGAAGAAGCGATTGAAAAAGGGTTTTCTCCTACACCTTTGACTATCGACAATTTTGAAAGGTTTAGAAAAACACTGAACGCCATAGGCAGAGGAGACCAGACGGGGGCGGCTGGTGTTGCCATTGGCCCGATAAAAGAAGCCCTTGATAATGAAATTTCCGAGCTTGGAAGCGTCCTTAAGGGTCGTGGGGTATCTGATAAAATAGTTGAGCCTTTTTTGCGGGCGAGAGAAACGGTACGAACTATCAAGACTGAATTTAGCCCTCAATCATTTGTAGGCAAAATTGTTGATTCAAAAAAAGATGGAGTGACTCAAATTGTTGAGGCAAGCAAAGTTTACAGCAAGATATCAAGCAAAAATATTCCTGTTGAGGAAACAAGAAAACTGGTCAGGTCATTAGGTGATTCTCCGGACGGTGAAAAGGCCATTGCATCATTACAGGCAACGACACTGCTTGACCTTATTGACGCAGGTTTCGGGACTGAATCTCGTAAAATAAGCGGCGTGAAAACATTTAATCCGATTGCCTTCAAAAGGCGTTTGGCAAATATCGGCGAGCCAAAGTTGAACGCTATTTTTGGCAATAATCTTAAGGCGCTGAAGAATATAAAAAATATTGAAAAAATATCATCTGAACTCGTCCCGCCGTCAGGGGCTGTTCAGAAAGGATCTGCGAACATCATACTTGATCTGGCAAACAAAATAGGCTTGGCTACCATTTCCTCGAAGGTTCCTGGCGGGGCTTTCTTAATGGGGACATTACAGAAGATGGCCGAACCAATTAAAACAGGGGCAACCATCAGGACAGCATTAAACGCTGAGCCTGAAGTTCAACAACTCGTGAGCCAATTCCCGGGAATTGCTTCAGCAATAGGGATTGCGGCAACAATTACAGAGGACGATCAATGAAAAGAACCATCACCGCAATTTTTCTATTTCTTGCCTTCATCTTCACCCTCCAGGCCCAAGCCTACAATGTGGTGAAGCTGAACCCGGCATACGTCCCGAACCCAATTAAGGGCGTCCCGATCAGCCTCGGGAAAATATATGTTGGTGTGGCCGATGCCGACCCGACAGTTGTCGCAAATCAGATCGCCCTCTATGTCCAAGAAGAGGACGGAACGATTACCGCGGTTTCCCAGCCGGTAACCCTGGGCGCCGGCGGGGTTCCCCTCTACAATGGCAGCCCGGTCTCCCTGCTGGTGGATGGAAATTATTCTCTGGCCGTTCTGAGTTCTACCGGGGCGCAGGTCTATTATATTCCATCCGATCAGGACGTGGTGAAGTCATATCCGAGCGGGATTTCTCTTGACGACGCATACGCCTGCGACCTTGCCGACGCCGTGGCCGGTATAGGCGCGGTTGACATCACCACGCTGAAAGTGGACTGTGATCCGATCATAGCCGAAGGAACAACGGTAACGGTCACATCAAACATCACGCTTGACATTGAAAATGGCTC